TGTTTTAAAGTTTGCAAATAATGTTCTTCTTCTTTTTTGAGGTACTACACTTCTAAATGTTAAAGAACGCCTACCACGACGCACACTAGTAACTGTAATATCTGATGGTGAACGCCCTTGGGCTGCACTAATAGTTTCAACTGCCCTTGTTCCAAGTGTGTCGGGGAAAAAAGAAGATGTGCCTTGAAGGCCATTAGTATTTGCCCAACTTTGCCAAATATTAGAAAATGGTTCAATAGGATAATAATCTTCATCTTGGTCAATCATTATTCTACCATTTTCTAAACTATCTTCAAATATTATATCTTCACCTTCATCAGCTCTTGCAGAATTTGAACCATCTAATTTTAAAGTATTTCTGCTAAAGTCTACGACTAAAGTATTAACAATAATGTTACCTCCAGCATTTGAACCAAGACCGTCAGTGCCATCTAATACAATATTAACTGTATCAACTGTTTCATTTTCTAATTCAATATTACCTGGAGAGTTTACAATTATTTTATCGTCATCATTAAATCTAAGAAGTTCAGGAGATGTTGCATGTTCTAATTCTATAGACCCACCAGCAACATCTATCTCTGCTGAAAAGTCTTTACCATTTGTATCATCATTATCAACAGTAACCGAAGTACCGGATGTGTATCCTGTACCACCTGCATCAATTATTACTTCATCAACTTCACCTTCAGAAGTTGTGAATACTTCCATATCACCAAAACTATTACCACCTATTACATTTATATTATCACCTGGGTCATAATACTGGCCAGTTGATAATAAATTAACTCCTGTTAATATCTCTTTTACTACACCTGAGATAGTTACATCATTAATTGCATCTGTGGTATTAACAGTTTCCCCAACTAAAAAATCACCAGTTAAAGAACCTTCTGCCATTGATAGTTGTGAATATGAATCACCACCTTCTTGAAAGTTTGTAACAGTTGCAATTCTACCAGTTATACCTGAGGTTGCACCTGTGAGTAATTGGTTGCCTGCATTACCAAAATTAACATTACCTGATACTGTAACTCTAACTATTGGTTCGGTGTTCCAAGAACCATCAGATGGTCTTAACAAATTATCTCTAGGAAATATAACCTCTATCTCTTCGTCAAATAACATTCTAAAGAATAATTTGTGTCCGTCAACTGTACCTTTCTTAGTGTAAAGTTCTTTAATATTTTTAATTAATTTTCTTTTAGATAATCCTGTTGCTAATGTATTAGGTATACCCTCTAAAAATGAATCTCTAAACTTATCTAAGAAATCATATATGGTATGGTCAACATCAGCATAATCTAATAACTGTTGAATATTTTGTACAGGATTTGCTCTATATGAAATTACTGTTGCAACAGAACCAGAAGTTGAACCTCTAACACTTTCACCTGTTATAAATTGTTGTTGAGAAGTAATATATAATGTTTGTGTGTTATCAAAATCATCTACAAGTATAGTTGCAGTTGCACCAGATGTTAGACCTGTTATAGTTTCACTCACCACAAATTTTGCAAGTGAATCTTCTAATACAACCTTTTCACCATCAACTTCACTATTAATAAAATTTGTAGAAGCTGTTTCTTGTAATACATAATTTACTGTGCCAGATAAAACAAGTTGACCTGATTCTAAAAAACGATAATAGTCTTTTAAAAATTTAACAAACTTAGGATGGTCTGCTCTTACAAACTCTGGTAGAAATTCCTGAAGAATAGGAGATAATTTTTTCTCAAATATATTTGACATTAGTAACCACTACTACTACTTGCACCTGTTGTGATGTATCTAGAAGAAGTACTTGCAGTAGTTACAGCTGCAGATGTTGTTGTTGCTGCTGAACCTGAACTAGATATAGTTGTATCAACTTTAGAACCTATAGTAGAATTAGATAAATCAATTTCTAAAATTGTATTTCTTAAAGGAATAATATCTGATGACCTTGGTATTGCAACAACTCTAACAGTTGTAGATTCAGAACCATCAACATTAGAAATAGAAGTTATTTTTGCTGATGGTATTGTAATTAAACCTAAATCATAATTAACACTACCAAAGTTTAAATCAACATAAGTTCTAGTTGTTCCCACTAAAAAATAAGAACGCAGTGTACCATTATTATCATCTAAGAATAATTCATTAGCGTTACCTTCTATTTTAAAACCAGTTGATGATATAACTGATTCGTGTCCTGAGTGAGGATTGTAAATTGCATTAGCAAAATTGATTTCATACTTTGTAGTTTCATTTAAAGTTGGTGTAAAATTCTTTGCCATTTGGACAGTTGTAATATTTGATATTATTGATTGGTCTGTATTATCAATTAATGTTAGTAATTCAGAGTATCTAAAATTACTATTGAATTGTTTTAAATTATTATTGTTATAATCATTTATAGTGGTATTAACTAATGCTTCTAAATCAGCTGCACTACTATTTGTAATTGTTGAATTATAATCAAAGTTAACTGTAAGACGAATAAAAATAGTTTCAGGATTTGTAATCTCTGTTCTAATAGAACCAACATTGTATTGTTTCAAAGATTCATTGATATTTGCTTTCTGAGAATTAGTTAAATCGTTTCTATCTTTTGTAAGAATAGAAATGAAAACTTTACCATAAGTTGGTGGGTCATTATCTTCACCACCCCATACTTGAACTGACTCTGCATCAGGAAAGACAGTTGGTACAAAAACTTTATAATCATTTACTGTGACTGCACGGCCTTGACTTGCAAAATCTAAAGGTGCTTTAAATTTAATACTTGCAATACTTTCTTTTTCAGAACCACCTTTGGCACTATCTACAGTTAATATTGAGTTATCACTAGAACCACTAATTGATGCAGGTGGTGTAAATACAGAAGCACCATTGCCCTCTGTTCTGTTTGTTACAATATATTCTAATATAACAATATTACTATCTGTTAATGATTTGCCTAATACACCATCACCAAAGTAAACTTCATATTGTCCGTTATCAACTTCTTGTAAAAAATAAACATTACTTGTACCAGTAACTTGAGTTATATCTTCATTTAATGTATATACTGTTGTCGTAGCATCAGTGCTAGAATTTTGTACTGTAACTTTTAATGTTGTGGTATCTACATCAGTTGAAGGTATAATATATTTTTGGTCAATGTTTGTGGTATCAACTGTGTACCTTGTGGTAATTAAATCACCCTCATATAAATCTACATTAGAAAAAGTTAAAACATTACTTACTCTTGATTGTGTTAAATCTGATATTGTAAAGAAATTATAATTTTGATTATTAATTGTTGTGGTAAATTTTGTACCTCGAGGCATTGTGGCAGTTGTAACAGAAGTATCGTTAATCGTAATATCCACAACAGCTATAGGTGAACGAGCACTTCTTGGTAAATATCCTAAACTCTTTGCATGTGAAACAACTGATGACCTTAAACTTGCACTGTCTATAAACATTTCATTAGCAGCTAAGTTTACATTCATAGCACTATAGTGTGTATTATATGATAGAACATCTAAAAGAATATTCATACCCGAACCTTCAAAGTCATAGTCTGTAAATTCGTTTTGATTTTTTAGAAATGTTTTTAGGTTTTCTTTGATACCATCAAAGTCTAATTCTGAAACTGAAATTCGTTTATCTGTTGTTGCCATTTATCTTACTCTCTCTAATAATACATCAAGTGTGACAAGCTCGCCTGGACTATTGACAACAAAAAATTCAATACTGACATCATATGCGTTTCGGTCTATATTAGGTATTGCTCTGATACTACTTAATTCTACTCTTGGTTCATAAGTCTTTATTACAGTTTCAATGTTTCTAGATAATAAAGCTGCAGTGATTGGTGATAAGTTTTCAAACAATGTTGCTCTTATATTAGAACCAATCTCAGGATGAAAAGGTTTTTCATAATGATTTAATTGAACCAGGTTTCTTACACTTCTTTTTATGGCCTCTATGTCTGTAAGTTTACTAATATCTTTTGTTACTAGATTGGGTGCAAAATTTAAATTTAAATCTTTGAATATACGAACACTTCGTTTTTCATTCGTAATACTAGCATCGTAGTTAGCAGTTCCTTTAGTAGGCATAAAAATCTCCTATACTTATTTATAGTGTTATGCTAACCGCCTGCAAAAACATTATCACTTCCTTGTGCAACAGAAGTACAAGATGAAATACCATCACCTATTCTTCCACAACCTTTGTTGTTTACAAAAACTGTAGTTGAACCTGTAGCAATTGGTCGTGAATGTGAAGGACAAGGTAACCCTGGCAATACATGCACTGTATTATTATCGCCTTGTCTTGATACACCTATATTATTTACAAAAACATTATCTGAGCCTTGTAATCTATTTGGTCGTGAACAATGTACAACATCTGCATCACCTATTCGTGTTACTGCTGGCATTACTTTTCCTCTCTCATCATTAACTCTTGAAGTTTATCGTTAAATGTTTCTAAGTATTTATGGTCTTCTTCACTATGTGGTGAAGGTGGTGCATCAGGTTGAAATGATATCATATTTTCAAATGAATCTGGTATATCATTCCAATTGGTATAAGTGACAACTTTACCACCAACTAAAACTTTATATGTTCCATCACCCCTGGCCACGATACTTTTTGAAGCTCCGTCTTTTACTTTTATTCATTGTAGAAGTTTTGACTTTACCTCTACCTATTGATGTTCTTTTAAATGTCGGTTCGTAAACAGACATTGTATTCATTTTTTTAGCCATTGTCTAATCCTTATTTAAATCAATTCTCTTACCTTTAATACTTATGTTACCACCAGCTGTCGTATCTTGGTCACCACCATAAGATTCAGATACATCACCACTAACATTAGATGATTGAGATTTCTTAATTGTTTCTGAATGACTGCCGTCAATCGTTTCTGTATGATTACCTTTAATCACTTCTGTAAGATTGCCATCTACTTGTATATCCCAATTACCTTTTACATAGGTTCTACAATTAGAGTCAATCGTTAAATTACAATCACCTTTTACATTTACAAATTCTGAACCAGCAACTACTTCATAGTTACTTCCTACAATTCTTGTTGTTTTATTTCCGTCTGCATCTACTTCGTAGAATGTACCTGTTCTATGATACTCCATAGTTCTTTCTGCAAACGGTGTATCATCATATTCTTTTATGTGACCTGATTCTGTTTCTCTAATATGATTATAAGGATACTCTGAACCTACTCTTTTCTTTTCTTCTCTTTCTTCATTTGTTTCTGTTGAGATACCTCGTTCTTCTGTTTTACCTCTACCAGTTTCATCAGTTGTTTTTTGTTCATCCCAAGTTGTCGTTGTGTTGGCCAAAGGTACTTTGAGAGTTGCGGCCTTATCTCTTGCTTCTCTATTGCCGTGAGTTGTACTTGGTACACCTAATCTGTTAACATCAGACTCACTTGTACGAACAGGATAAGGACCAAAGTCTTCTCTTAACTCTGGGTCATTGAAACCTTTTTCTTTATTATTTTTTTGTGATGGTTTACCAGGAAGAGTTCCTAGTATAATTGGTTCTTGCAAATGTTGTGCATCACGAAAGAATCCTACAACCCAACATCCTGGTACTAACCAAGATGGTGTATCACCAAGTCCATTCATACCTGGTGTTGTCGTTGGTGACATTACCAACGCCCAAGGTAAACTTTCTGTAGGGATTTTAGTTTTATCTTCGGTGTGATAGCCAAGTGCACGAACTCGTACACGGCCTAATCGGTGTGGGTCATCTCTATCTTCAACAACACCAACGAACCAAGAGAAACCATCTTGCCCCATAAAATAAGAATAATTTTTCATACTCTTATTTATTCACACATCAATCGTATCTCTTCGCGTTCTCTAAATTCTTCTTTGAGAACTTTCTTTCTTTTCTTTGTAAGTTTGATAACTTGTTCCCACCAGTAAGCACGAATGTCTTGTTTGGTATCGTCATCTTGATACTTACGAATCATAGAGCCACAATCATTGATTGCTTCTCTTAACATATCACTTTCTAATCTCATTTCTCTACTATATCATCAAAGTTTGTAATTGTCAAGTACTTCCACGAAATAGGAAATGCATCTTGACAATGTATATCTATTTGTTTAGCTATCTCTTGTGTTTCTTTTTGTGCATGGTCATCTAATCGTAAACCACATACTCTTGCAAATGCATAGAGTGTGCCTGACCATATCCAGTTAGTGTACATTGTTTGTGGTAGCACAGCACGAGCTTGTTCAGGTGCAACATTTTCTGATAACAATGTATTGTAAAGACTTACACTTTTTTTGAGATGTTCAGAAACTTCTAATTGCAATTCAGATGGTATGAGTATTTGTTCACCACTACCTTGTTTACTGTTTTGAGGTTTCTCTCTCCACTTACGAATGAAGTAAAGCTCTGGGTCATCAGATATGTATCTGCGACTCTCTTCGTTCCATACTAATCCTATTTGATGCTTGACTAATTGTCGTGCAACAAACACTGGTGCCTTTATGCGAAAAGAAAGGAAAGTGTGAGCGAAAGGCGACCAGTGATTGTGTTCTGCTAGATAACGAATGAGTCGTTCATCTGTTCTTTCAAATTCTGTTTTTTCTTTTGCATAGGAAACTCTAGCTGCATTTACGACAGATAGGTCGTCTCCCATTTTATCTATTAATTCTACCTTCATTCTTATCAAACTTATAAATTTGTAAATAATACCAAAAGCATCTTGGGTACATATACGGATTGGGAACAGGACCTGTAAAGTGTTGTTTCATTGTGTTCCATATTTTATCTATATCGTAATCCATTCTTCTACCTCAATACAATTACATATTTTATTTTTAGCTCTTTCTAGTGACCTTTCCATTACAAGAGCTGTACCTATGTTTCCTTCTATGAAAAAACGAATACCATCTTCGTTACCTCTCATATCACAAATCTCAGGAACTATAAACTCAACTTTATATTCTCTGAGTTCAGGAAACTTAATTATCTTGTTTGTTGTCTTGGACATCTTTATATGCATCCATCACATCAGTTGCAAATGTTTCTGCACTGTTAAAGTATTGACCCACTTCATTTTCAATGGGATACTTCCAACACAGATACAAAGCAACTATGATACCTATAATAAATTTCATCATACATCACCTTTCTTTACATAACGATTATATTTTTCATTCTCTTCTCTTGCCATACCTTTACGATACTCTTTTATTGCTTCTTCATTAGTATAAGGTATACAATAACAAAACCCTATTTGTTTTGCTTCACCATAACTTATCTTATCGTAAGTATTCTTGTTATGGCGTTTAGCTATTCTTTCAGAATTTATTTTCCAGATAGTTGTCATTGTACAAAACACTCATACGGTATAGTATATGATAGATAAAACAATAGTAGTATATTGGCAGCAGATAAACAAGCAGTCAAAAAGATTGCCCACTCAAGTCTGTGTGGCCATACTTTAAATTCAAAAAAGTCTTCTACACTCCACCAGAAGTTTTGTAGAAACTTCCAAGTATCAATACATATTTCTTTTAATAGTGTCATCATTTTAATTTTATATTACATTCACCTGTACATTGTATATGGTCGTGATTTGGTAAGTCTTTGTATTCAGTATTTGCTTTAAACATTGAACACCCACTTACCAGAATGATTGTAAGAAATGTTAACATTCCTAATATGAAACCTTTAATCATTATTTTATCTCCAGTAGTTTACGACCTTTGTCTTTGTTTTCTTGCATATCTTTCAGATACGATTTGTATCCTTCTTCACTATAACATTCTGCAGTAACAACTACGGTCTCTAATTTGTTTTTAAAAATATAATCTATATCAGCTTTTGCTTGACTACAATGTCCAAACGAGGTATATGCTCGTAACTCATAAGTCTTCGGTGGAAAACTTTGTTCGTTATGTAGTATCGTCACAGCCAAAACCATTAACCATTTCATTGTGTATTCTCCTCTGTGGCATCACACCAGTTACACGGACACCCTTTTTCTGTACCTATAATATCATTCTCCATAGGACAGTAGTGTTCCCAAAATTCTATATCATCAGAAGTCATAACAAATACCATTTCTTTCCCAATCACCATAACGCGTGGGTTCGGGACCCTTACGACCACCAATCTCTTTTTCGTTTGAAAACTGAGATAGTTTTACATTTGTAAGTTGTGGCGAACGCCATTCTATTTCGTAAGGGTACCAACCGCACATATTAGTTACTCACTAGTACCAGTGTTACCAAAGTAAGCTAATGCAGTAGAACCTAGTGCAGCATTGGCTGCAGCAATCATAGCTCGTGAAGGTCTACCAACTCTATACGCTACACCTTCTGCAGTATCGTTACGATAGATACACATACCTGATGCTCTTAATGAGTCAATCAGTTTTCTTGGTGATTTAACTTTTGTCTTTAAAAAAGACCAAGTCACATTACGACCTGAGTTTAGTTTGTTTACAATTTTTTGTGTTGTACTTAGTTTTTTATACATTTACACTCCATAGTTTAAGTTATTATTGTATACAGTATAACATAGACTTTACACATTGTCAAGGGTGCCTTTACTCTTCGTCCATTTCTACACAATATGCACCACCATCAAAGTCACCAAAGGCACATCTATAGGGTAGATTCTTTGCATCAACCCAACCCAGATATTTCGCATCGGGTCTATCTGCGTAGTATCGTGCTACTCTATCACTTCTATATGGTTGTATTTTTCTTTTACTCATAGTTTTATTCTACACTCTTCCGTTAGTTTCGTCAAGGGTAACTCGCTATTTTTTTTTACGATTTTTTTTCGTAAGTTCTCTGCGCATATTTCTCAGCCCTACTCCGACTATTACAAATCCCCACAATAACCACAGTACGATTACAATGGTTAACAGTTTAGCAAAGATTATATGACCTACAGGCATGCAATTACAGCTGTGAATATCAATAATAGTATCAACGCCCAAAAGGCTTTATCATTTGATGTCATATAGTG